GTATACAACTTACAATAAAGTAACCGATGTAATGGAGCAACAGCAGAATAAGATTGAAGCATTACAGGAAGAGAATTCAGCGTTACATGATGATGTGTGGAATTTGAATAATCAGCTTATGAAAATTAATAAGTAAAGGGTGGTCGGCAGATGAATAGTAAACAGATCGAGAATCTTATTTATCAATACCATTGGCGCAAGAAAGAATTGGATAGACTGAGCAACATACTGTGGGGATTAAGTAATAATTTTAAGTCAGTAGGGGTTGCGCAAGGGGGAATAGAATCCACATTGCCCAAACCGAACACATCGCTTAAAAGCTATGCTGAAATGGACGACATGGATGCAAGAGAAAGAAGGAACTATGAACGCTATATCGAATATGAGGAAAAAGTCGATGCTGTTGAATCCATGATTGATTGTTTAGAAGACGAACAACATAAGATTATCCTAGATTGTATGATGGAAGGTATGAGTTATCGGTCCATTGCAGATCATTTAAGTGTGAATAGAAATAAGATACGTGAGATGAAAGAGGAAATGTTGTGCCAAATATGCCAGAAATGCCACTTATTGCAGGGTTTGCAGGCTACTTAATATATAGATTATAATGGACGTATAGGAAAAATATTCATGTTAGTTATCTAGGTGTCAGGTGTGGAAAGCCTGGCACCATTTTACTTATTGCATAAATTATCCAAGTCCATCATAATTAATCTATATAAGACTATAGGAGGATGGACATGAAAAAGGTACTGGGTATTGGAATTATATTGTTGGTTATGTTGTTGTCTGCGTGTGGGAATGACGAGGAAGTGAATACCGAACCTAAGGAAGAACAAGAACCTTCAGCCGAGCAGGAAAACAATGAACCATCGCAGGATGAATTAGATGAACAACTTAAAGAAGAAGCTACAGAAGCTGATTTTGTTAAGGTCAATGGCGATGAGGTTGATGAAGGTACTAAGCTTTACGCAGAAGGTGAAACGTCCAACATAAATGATGACACGTTGCAAGGGTTTACTTTAACAACGGATGGTGGCATGTACACTGTTAAAAGCTTTTCTGATGAAGATGTTAGCGAAGGTGACCAGGTGAAGGTGTATGGAACTTACGATGGTAAGGATGATACAAGTATGCCGATTCTAAATGTAACTGTAATTGAAACCACAGAATGATTAACGAGGTGGCGAAGAACGTTGAGTGACTTTAATAATGCTTGGCATGACTTAATTGTTGAAATAGGCAAAGCGTTAGGGATATATAAATTTTTGGATTGGTTAACCGATAAGTTGAATAAATGAAGATGAGGCACTCACATAGTGGGTGTCTTTTTTCGTGCTTAAACATAATCCAAAAGGAGAGGTAAGTATGAGGAAATCGACATATAAGTGTTTGGAGTGTGGCTACGAAAACAAAGTGGGAGGTATGGGTTACAACGAAATAGCTTTTTGTCCTATATGCAGCGGGATCAGCGTAGACAAATGGAACGTCTGCAAGGTTGTTTCTGAGAAAGACAATGTTAATAAGCCATTGCTTACCATTGAATTAGAAAGCGAGACAGCTGTACCAAAAGTATTTTACAAAGGTGAAGAAATCACTATGAAAAGGCATGTTTCCTTTGAATGGGATACAAGTGATGAGCGTTCCCGAGGTGGTATGTCTTATGAAATTGAACACTTTGAAAAAAGAAAGGGGCATATCTCCTTAAATAGAATGGGTAGGGAGATTGATGATCATGTCTAAAATCACAGTCGATATAGAAACAGGAACCACGGAACGAAAGCTAAGAGCCATCTCCAAGCACACAGAAGCATTGGCAGATGAACTTAATCATATAGATGAGTTCACTTGTTCTGAGTGTGGTAGTGACCATGTGTGTAAGACAACCGCGAAGAGCGACCATAATAATTACACAATCACATACGAATGTAACGACTGCGGTAATGGGTGGTATGGAGAGGAAGGTTTATACAATGACTGAATCTGAAAGGCGAGAGCTAATAGATGCCTTGATATCTTTTGCGCAATTAACAAGACAAAGCGCTGAGGGAATGGCGGAAGCTTCAATTACTTTAGCAAGAGCAGGGTACAGTGCGAATGAATAAAACACTACTAACATTACTCGGTTCACTGCTCTATATAGCAGGAGGTATAGCAGCTATATATGTAGGCGTATGGATATGCTTCATAGGAGGGATAGTAGGTATCATCGATGCAGTTAAAGGTTCTGTTGGTAGCATGGACTTAGCCATTAACATAGCCAAAGTTGTACTGTCTGGTCCTGCAGGTACGCTTGCTTCATTAGTCTTCATATTACCTGGTGCATATTGCTTGGATAAAGGGGATGCGTAAGAGTTGTGTATAAGTGAGGTGAGCATGTATGCAGAAGTCATTGCGTCCTTGCAATCAGATTGGTTGCAACAACCTAACAAGAATAAAATATTGTGAACAACATAAGAAAGAAAATGTTAATGAAAAGAAAGAATCAAACAATAGTTATGATAAGTATATCCGAAGCAAGGGAACGAATACGTTCTATCAGTCAAGTGCTTGGAAGCGACTACGTTCAATGGCTATAGCAAGAGATGATTACCTGTGCCAGTCTTGCTTACAGAACAGAACAATTCAAAGAGCACAAGTGGTGCATCACATTATAGAAATCAAAGACGACTGGTCAAAAAGATTGGAGCTTTCAAATTTAGAAAGTCTGTGCCACTCTTGCCATAATAAAATCCATAAGTCAAGCCCCCGGGCATAAGAAATTTAAAAAAGAAAGCTTTAAAAACCGACGCCCAGTCTTCTGTGCAAAAAAATCCGTTTTTAAACTAGTTTGAAAGGAGGTGTAATGCATGGCAGGTAGAAAAAGACAACCACTATCCGTTATTCAAGGCAAAGGTAAGTCTAATCACATAACCAAGAAAGCGGCGCGTGAAAGAGAAGAACAGGAAGCGGCTTTACAAGGTAATACTGATAAGATAGTTGCTCCTGATTATCTAACGAATAGGCAACAAGAGGAATTCGACCAGATTGCTAACGAATTGGTAGAGTTGAATATATTCTCTAATCTCGATATTGATTTCCTATCGCGTTACATTGACTCTAAAACAGAATATGAAAAAATAACCAAAAGAATGCGGGCTATCAAAAACCCAACCGAATCCCCGGAGCAAATGAAAATGTATTCTGATTTACGGATTAACAGGAACGCCTTTTTCAATGAATGTAAAGCGGCTGCAGTGGAGTTGGGACTGTCCATTACATCTCGTTTGAAACTGGTTATTCCAAAAGCAGAGAAAAAAGAAGTTTCAGAGTTTGAGAAGAAATTCGGTGATGTTTAAATGAGCGTTGCTGTAGAGATAAGTATTAGAGATGAATTAATAAATTATAGTGAAGAAATATTAAACGGTGATATTGTCGCTTGTGAAAAACATAAGTGGGCATGTCAGCGTTTTTTAAATGATTTGGAAAAAGAAAATACAGATGATTTTCCTTATATCTTTGACGAAGAACGCGCTCAACGATTTTTAGACTGGATGGGTATATTTAAACACAGAAAAGGTGTTCTTGCTGGTCAATACATTGAACCTCATATTATACAGAAGTTTATCTTTGGAAATATATACGGGTGGGTTCACCGCGATACCGACCTTAGACGGTTTAAAAAAGGATACTGGCAGGTAGCAAGGAAGAATGCTAAGTCCCAATCATTGGGCGGCGTCGGTAGTTATGAAGGTTCTGCATTTGGCGAATCAGCAGCCGAAGTGTACTGTGCTGCAACGAAGAAAGACCAGGCTAAAATTGTTTGGGATGAAATCGATGGAATGATAAAAGGAAATGCAGATTTACGTGATCGGTTTAACGTTGCTTATGGAACGATTACGCACCTTAAAAGTGAGTCTGTTATAAAACCACTAAGTAAGGAAGATAGCAAGACAGGTGACGGTTATTCACCACAATGTGGAATCATTGACGAGTATCATGCACATCCAACGTCTGAAATGTACGATATTATTGATTCCGGTATGGGTGCTAGACCACAACCATTAATGATGATCATTACGACAGCAGGATTTAATTTAAACAACCCATGCTACCGCGTGGAGTATAAATATGTTTCACAGATAATTGACCCCAATAATCCAATTGAAAACGATGAATATTTCGTTATGATCAATGAACTTGATAAAGATGATGACATTAAAGATGAAAGTGTATGGCCGAAAGCGAATCCAATTATATGTTCATATGAGAATGGGATAAATTATTTACGCAGTCAGTTAAAAATAGCATTAGATGTGCCGGAAAAAATGCGTAATTTCCTTACTAAAAACATGAACATCTGGGTTGATGCTAAAGATGATGGTTACATGCAAATGAATAAATGGAAAAATCTTAAAGTTAAACCATTTGAACTTAAACCTTATCCGGTATGGGTAGGGATGGACTTATCAACCACTACTGACTTAACTAGTTTAGGAATGGTATTTAAAGTTGATGACAAGTATGTTATCAAACAACATTCTTTTATGCCAGAAGACAAGCTATATGAACGCATAAATAGTGATAATGTGCCATTTGATCTGTGGGAGCAACAAGGACACTTAACTACCACACCTGGTAGTGTTATAGATTATAGTTTTGTAGAAAGTTATTTAATGAATATGCGTGATGAAGGATATGACATTCAAGAAATAAACTACGATAAGTGGAATGCTACTCACTTTGTCCAACAGTTAGAACAAGAAGGTTTTACGATGGTTGAGATACCACAGATGCTAAGGCATTTATCTGGTCCAACTAAAGGATTTAGAGAAAGTGTATATGGTAAGAATATTATTCACTTTGATGATCCGTTGCTTACTTGGGCGATTGGCAACGCAGTCCAGAAACAGGACGCACAAGAAAACATTATGCTTGATAAATCTAAGTCCACAGAACGAATTGACCCGATAGCGGCAGTAATAAATGCTTTTTCTAGGGCAATGAATAATGAGACTAATGATTTAAGTAGTCATTTCTTAAACAATTGGAGTATGTAGGAGGAATAATATGAGAGTAATATTCGTAAAAGCGAAAGGTGTAGTAAATAAGGAAGGTAAAGAAATTATTAAAAATGAAATCAGGCAAGGCTTGAAAGAGGGACTTATTGTTTATGATGATTTTCTCGATGTGGATGTTTTAGATTTCGATAATAAAGAGGTAACGGAATAATGGCCAAAGCAATTAAAAGTTTTATAACAGCGTTTTTTGTAGCATTCTTTACCAAATGGGTAGAGGATTTTTTGATTTTCACAGGCTTAACATTAGGAATTGTTAACACATACCTAATAACGGTGATAAATTCTAATATACTAGCAGGAAACTACTTACTATCTGCCATTCTTATATTTGTGGGGGTGATACTTGCTAAGAGGTAAAGGAGGTGATAAACATTGATTTTTAAAAATGCACTTAAACCAAAAGCGGAAACTACCGATTTAAAAAATCCCGCACCGTGGTTTATGCGAATGTTTGGAAACGAATCATCGAGTGGTGAAAAGGTAACAGTTGATTCTGCATTATCCATCCCAACGGTGTACAGATGCATTAACATCAAATCGAATGCTATTGCAATGTTGCCATTACAGGCTTTTAAACGTACCGATAGTGGGCGAGAAAGAGAAAAGAGACACATAGTATCTAAACTACTAGAAACACGCCCTAATCCTTACCAAAGTCCATTTAAGTTTAAGCATTTAATGGAAACACATCGTAATACTTGGGGAAATGCTTATATTAATATCGAGTGGGGAGCCAACGGTAGACCGAGAGCATTGTGGTTACTAAATCCTTCCGTTACTGAACCGTATGTAGATGTGCAAAACAACCGTCTGTGGTACCACACAACATTGCCAAATGGTAAATTTACTTTTATAGGTGACGGTGATATTGTCCATCTTAGCTCCCTCTCTACTGATGGGATAAAGGGAAAACCGCCAATACAAGTAGCAAGGGAGTCAATCGGAAGTTCACAAGCTGCACAAAAGTTTAAAGGTCAGTTTTATAAGCATGGAGCATCCAATAGTGGTGTATTAAAGGTGCCGGGATTACTAAACAGCGAAGCTAAAGATGTGGTAAGGGATGAATGGGAGAGAGCAAACACAGGAATTAATAATGCGCAGCGCGTGGCTATTTTAGATGCAGGATTGGAATTCCAATCAATTAGTATGCCTTTGAAAGATGCACAATTTGTGGAGAGTATGAAGTTCGACAAAGCAGAGATCGCAACTATGTTTGATATTCCACTGCATATGGTTAATGAATTAGATCGTGCAACACATTCTAATATCGAACATGAGAATTTATCATTCATTCAAAATACATTGAGTCCTATATTGCGACAGTATGAAGAGGAAATTTCTTATAAGTTATTTTCGGATCGCGAACAGAAAAGGTTCTACTTGAAATTTAACCTCGAAAGCTTATTAAGAGCGGACAAGAAAACACAAGGTGAATTTTACGCACTTATGCTTGATAAGGGTGTTTTCTCCATTAATGACGTTCTGGAACTTGAAGATAGAAATGCGATTGAGAACGGTGATAAACATCGTGTGGATTTAAACCACATCGCACTTGATATTGCAGATGAATACCAACTTGCTAAAGCAGGTGCTTTGAAAGGGGGTGAGGAAGATTAAAACGAATATATTTAACTATCCGGTTGTGAATAGCGTTACACCGATTAATCCTAAAAATGATAATAAGCTAATGACCGTGAAGAACCT